TGAAACTAACTCTTTATAGAGCAAAATTTGTTACAGGATCTTCTACAGTTAGGTTCTATAATCCCAAATTAGATGTTGGTAATAATCAAGTTGTAACATTAAGACCAAATCCATTAGATTGTATATCCAAATCAACCTTGATTGGATTAGGGAAGAGTTTGACTTCATCTGAAGTTAGTGGATTGACCCCTGGAAGTCCTATATTGCAGAGTAATAATTCGACATTTAGATCAAACTTAAAGAGTGTTGTGGGATCGGTTGGAATTGGTAGTACTTTAACAATAACTTCTGCTGGAATTGGATTTACATCTACATTTAAAACTTATTCCAATGTCAATTTGGTTTCCATAACTGGTAATGGTTTTGGCGCAAAGGTAAACCTAAGTGTTGAAAATGGAGTTGCTATTGCCGCTACAGTTTCCATTGGTGGAACTGGATATGTTTATGGTGATTCATTAGAAGTTAATTATTCTCAAACAGATGGACTTGGAAATAATCTAATTCTTACTATTCCAAATAATGTAGGAGTAATTTCTTCTTTCAACTCCTTACTAGTAGATAGAGTACAGGGAACTCTCAATCAAAACTCCGTTGATAGTTTATTCTATGTTGGTTCTGCAGGAACTACTCTCCTATCTGGAGCATCTGTAACTACTATAAATGATTTAACTGATGGATTACACTTTAAAGTAAGTCACAATAATCATGGAATGTATTCTTTAGTTGATAAAGTCACACTTTCTGGTATAGAACCAGACCAAAAACCAGAAACTTTAAAAGCCTCATATAATTCAACATCTACAAGTAGTATAACAGTAAGTTCTGTTGGAATATTTACTAGTTTTGAAAATCTTCCGGTTTCCACTATAAATCCTGGATATATTTTAATAGATAGTGAAGTTATTTCGTATACGGGAATTGTTACTTCTACTAATAGTTTAACTGGAATAACCAGAAATATTGATAATACTATTTCTGGAAGTTATGGATTAGAATTCCCAGTATTTAAATATGAATTAAACGGAATATCTTTAAGAAGAATCAATAAAACTCATAATTTCTCTGATACTGATTTAATAACTTATCCAACAGATCTTGATTACTATTATGTTAAAGTTGGAATGAGTAGTAGAGGTCTCGATAGAACGCCAGGGAATGGTCTTGGATATCCTTCTCTATACTTTAATGATGATAAGTCATGTGGATCTTATGATACGGTTCCATTAATGGGATCTCCAAAAGGACCTAAGGCTACTCAAAATATACCTTTTAATGTTATTAGACCTAATTTCCAAACATTATTACCACAAAAAACATCAATATCAGCAAAGGCAAGAACTTTTAGTGGATCTTCTCCAGATAGCAATTTGACCGCATTTTTAGATCAAGGATTTGTTGATATATCTCTAAATTCAAATAATGAATTTGGGTCTCCTAGAATTATTTCTTCTCATATTAATGAGGAAACATATCTTTCAAGTTTCCCCGGCAAAAAATCTTTTACAATGGAATTAACATTAAGTAGTGAAGATGAAAAAGTTTCTCCGATGATTGATTTAGATAGAGTAAATCTGATTACAATTTCTAACAGAATTAACTCCAAAATTACAGATTATGCTGAAGATTCAAGAGTCAACTCTTTAACTGATGATCCAACAGCTGCAACTTATTTAAGTAACATTGTTACTTTGGATAAGGTTGCTGACAACCTAAAAGTATTTTTTGATGCTTTTAGACATTCTACAAATGATATTCGAGTATGTTACAGAATTTTTAGATCCGATGCTCCTACGACATCTCAACTTTGGCAGTTATTCCCTGGATATGATAATTTGGATTCAAATTCACAAGTTGTTAATGCATCTAAAAATAATGGAAGACCTGATAAAAATGTGGCTAGTTCAACATTGGAAGATGATTTCAAATCATATGAATTCACTGCGTCTAATTTACCACAATTTAATGGATTTCAAATAAAGATTTTGATGTCTGGTACAAATTCAGCATTTGTTCCAAAGATTAGAGATTTTAGAGTTATCGCAACTATTTAAAATTATGTTAATACCAGTAGAAGGAAATAGGGGTTTATTTAGAGATGGAAATACTAGTGCTATTTTGAATTGTTCTGATTCTGATTATCAAAAATATTTGGAAGTGAAAAATACAAAAATAAAAGAAGTTGCTCAGATGAATGAAATGACTGAAAAAATTAATGAAATTGATCAATTAAAATCTGATGTTAGTGAAATGAAAGATATGATGAAATTAATTCTTTCTAAATTAGACTCCAACTCATAAATACTTAAAAACGGGTTCCAATAATGGCGGCAAGGAATGTAAACTTAGTTCTTGAACAAGGGGTTGACTTTCAAGCCACCTTTACAATCAGGAATACTAATAATGCACCGTTAAATTTAACTGGATACACGGGGATTTCTTCAATTAGAAAACACCCAACATCTTCTAGTGCATATCCATTAACTTTAACATTTGTAGATAGATTAAATGGAAAGATTGCTGTTTCTATGGGGTATACTGCAACCGACTCCATTGAAGGTGGTAGGTATGTTTATGATGTTATTCTTATTTCTCCTAATTCTTATAGATCCAGAGCTGTTCAAGGAAATGTTTTGGTAACTCCAGGAGTATCATAATGACGGATTACTTAGTAACATTAAACGAACCTGGTCCTTATAGAATAGGTGTTGATTATGAGATTCCCACCAAATCTATTCAATATGGAAATATAATCCTTGATAATATTAACTCACAATTTACTGGAGTTGCTCATACTTTTGGATTGAATGCAAGTGGAAATTCTTATGTTCCTATTAACGATCAACAGTTAATTGTTGTCAAGAACAATCTGGTAATGGAACCAATTGAGGACTATACAACCTCAACAAATAATATTATTTTTACAGTTGCACCCAATCTAGGGGATGATGTTTTTATAATTGCTCTTGCAACAACAGCAGATTTAACTAGAACTATTAATTATGTAATTGATAGCGGATCTATCGCAATGCTTGCTGGGAATAAAGGTTCGGTAACTTTAGATGTAAGTGGAGTAATAGAATCTTTGGTAATTCTTGCAGATCAACAAGGAGATTTGACTTTAGACATTAAAAAGTCAAATTATATCAATTTCCCAACTTTTACATCAATAGTAGGTGGAGTTTACCCACAAATGACAAATTCTAGAAAAATTCGTGATGATAACCTAAATAATTGGGATACGACTATTGTTGCTGGTGATATATTGACATTTGATGTCATCGCAGTCAATAATATGAATCGATTTCTAATCTCTTTAAAATTAAAATTATAAATAAAGATAGTTATCAAAAGTTACCAAGTTGTACGGAGTTGTTTAAATGGCACTATTAGTTCCCAATATTGGAGAAATTGAATCACTAAGGTATTTGATTGCTCAGAATAATCATACCGCATCTTTGGCTGATCAATCTCCCAGAAACCTTGTTCTCAAACTCTTCACTAGTAACACGACTCCAGCGGAATCGGATGTTCCTTCACCAACCGCTTATTTTGAACCATATGGAGTTGGTAATACTAATGCTTATGGATATGCACCATCAACTGGTTATCCATATTGTGTAAATAATAGATCGGATCAAGCTTATACATCACAAACAGGTATTCTTCTAAACGGATCTCGTTGGAGAATTAACAATGTAGGTTCTGGAACTACTGCTACTTATCCAGAACAGACATTTACATTTACTGGAGACGCTGGTGATGTTTATGGTTATTATGTAACCCGTGCAAATAACATGCCTGTTTCAGTTCAAGGTGTTAGACACTTTGCAACTGTAGGTGTTGGAACCACAGTATCTAAAGGAGATAACACTGATCCAGTTATCGGAGTTGTTGGAAACCAATACATCACAATTGATCCAGATCAAAGTGTTGATGACTTAACTCTAGGAATGATTGTTGGCGGTAATGCTGGTGTCCAAACAGGAACTCAAGTCATTGGTATTGATAGAGCTCTAAAAGTTGTATACTTGGATAAAGCCCTTATCGATAACATTCAGGTTGCTACAGATCCAAGTGTTACCTTTAGTTTTGGTAAGATTAGTGCAGTAGGTCACCAATTAGTTGCTGGTGATGTTCTATATGTTGCATCAGGCACAGGTAATACTACTACTGCTTCTGGAACTTACACAGTATTCAGTGTTCCAAATGCAAATGAGTTCTACACTACTCCATCACTTTCTCCAACAATGAATGCAACTGTTGGACTTAATACTGCAACTCTTTATAGTTCAATCATGTATGCTGAAAGATTCACAAATGGTCCTTACAGCATTCAGAATAATGGAGACCAAATTAAGATTACCCTTAATGTTGCTCTTGACTGATTCATAAATAAATATGTAATTGAGATTTTGGGGATTGTAATGAACACAGTCCCCTTTTTTATTAGAAGATCTTTTATTGTTGTGATAGGATGAATATTTACGAGTATAATTCATCTACTATTAATGAATATTCTCAAGAAGAT